GCCCTGTACTGTTAGGAAGCATGTTTTCGATGATTTAAATTTAAGTCAAGCAGATAAAATTTATACAGGAATAAATTAAGAGTTTAATGAAATTATATGGTTATATCCTTCTAATAGCACAACACATAATGATTGTGATAAGTATGTTATTTTCTCACCAGAAGGTAACTACTGGACAATAGGAAGTACTTTGTTTACTACATTTGCTGATCAGTATGTGTTTGGTAATACTATTACCACAGGAACTACAGTGGGTGGAAGTAATCTATATGACAATGAACCTGTAGGATTTAATTTACAAACAGGTTCAGGAGAAGCATTAACATCTTTTATCGAGTCAGCAGACTTTGATATTGAGGATGGTAATCAACTAATGTTTTTAAACAAGATGATACCTGACTTTGATTTAACAGATGGTAATATTAAATTTTCTATTACTACTAAAGAGTATCCTGAGAGTACAGAGTCAGTAACTAAAGGACCATTTACAATTAGTAAGTCCACAAAGAAAATAGATTTTAGAGCTAGAGGAAGACAAGCCAGTGTTAAAGTATCTACCAATTCAACTGAAGCTAAATGGAGATGGGGTGCAATACGTGTAGCACTTCAACCTGATGGGGGAAGATAATGTCACGTTATCCTGATCTTCCTTTTCTATTAAATGTAGAAGAACCTGAAGCTAGAAAAGTATATAATCAAGTAGAGAGATGGGGTGCTGCTTTAATAAGTGAACTTGATTTACGTGATCAAGTAAGTGAAGGAGCGCCTTCTACAAATATATTTACAGTTGTAACAATAACAGACATTGGGCGTCCTAAAGGGGGAGATATTGCTTACTCTGCAAGTAGTGGTAAGTTTAGAGGATATGTTAGTACTGCTGCATCAACAACATGGAAAGACTTTAACTAATGACGAATGAAGAATATTTTAAATTTATTAATGATAGTACTTTGATTAGTAATTTAAATCAGGGACAGATTATGCTGCCTGAGTTACATAATATTCAACAAAAGTTTAATCCAATACAAAACGTATCTAGTATAAATAACAATCAACAGTCTAACTATTCTTCTTTTGGAAAAGGCTATGGTAATGCAAAATAAAAATTTTGAAGAGTTCATGGATTTTCGTGACATGATTCAAGGAGGTTCTTTGGATGATCGTCAGGAGATAATCAAATACATGTCAGACAAACCAGTAATGGCTAGACAAGAAGGTGGACCTGCCATGATGGAAGAGCTAGACATGGATGTAGAACCTATAGCCAAGAGAGGAGATTCTTTACCTGAACTTTATGCTGAAGCTTTGTTAGCAAAGAATCCTGATTTTTTTAATAAGTTTTATAAAAAAGAAACAAAGTTAAATCAAGTAGCTACTGCAATGCAACCTAGTATAAATCCTCAAATGGGTTTATCTTCTATGCCTGTAGCCAATGCAAGTTTTGGAGGGTTTCTAAAAGACGTAGGAATAAACATAGGTAAGGCTGTAGTAGGAGATATTGTTGGTGCTGGTATAGGTGCTGTAGCAGATAGTTTTGCAGGTAGTGATGCTATTAGTTCACCTATAGGAGATTTCTTTGATTCTTCTGCTGGTAGAGGACTTACTAGTGCAGCAACTAATGCAGCATTAGATTATGGATTCAGTGAGTTTTTAGGTGAAGGGCAAGGACCAAATATAGGAAGCTTTGGTTTTGATTTTGCAGCAGGGGCATTAGGAGATTATTATACTAGACCTACAGATGAACGTGATTTCTTTGGTCCTTTTACTGACGAAAAAGAAGAAGATATTAGGGCTAGAATTAAAAATGCACGAACAGATGCAACTATGGAAAAAGCAGAAGCAGACTTAGCTAATTTTAAAGGTATACAACAAAGAAGAGCAGACAGACGAAGTGATAAAGATGATTTTCTATCTAGAGTAGGTAGATACAGTGGATTACTTCAAAAAGGTAAAGACGATAAACTTGAGTTCTCTCCCACAGGATTGCTTAAACGTAGTATTGTTCCTCTAGGTTCTGCTGTTGTATCTGAGGTAGAGAGACAGAGTGCTATTCCTCTTGATCCTAATCAAGGACAAGGTGGTTTAGGAAGACCTTCTAAGTTTATACCTGATTTAAATAGGAGAGCAACAAGACGTTTACCTAATGTAGATAGAAGAGAACTCAGTCAGAAACAACTTCTTGAGTTAAGGACAAAAGGTAAAACAACTCATAAAGGTAAAGAAATTACTTCCCAAGATTTAGTAGGAGGAGTTAGTTATCTTCCCAGTACTCAGGCAGCAAAGCAAGGTGGGCTTGTTAGTTTAAATGAAGGTGGTCAACCAGACCCTACATTTGCTGCTTATAAAAAATGGTTAGATTCTCATGGTGGTGTAGGTGCTTTAGATCAACAAGCTTTAAGACAAGGAAGAGTTAACGTATTAGCAGAAAGAGATGGTGATCAAGGTCCAATTATTTTTCATTATGATCAGGGAGGAGAAAGAGGGGCAGGTCTTTATGATGATTATGAAGAAGACTATCACGATTTTCCTTTTGCCTATAGAGAACACCCTGATTTTAATTCTCAGTGGAGTTCAGGAGGTATTCTACCAAATAGAAATTTTGTAAATCAAATAGCTTTGGATACTAGAAAAAAAGAAATTCCTATTATTGATCCAGATGAAGATAATGAAGATTTTATTCTATCTTTACTATTTCCTGATAGAGCAGCAAAGCAAGGTGGTCTTGTCAACAGAGCCAGAGGTGGTGACTTTTCAGGAATGATAGGTGGTGATGGTCATGGCATGGAAGATAATGTACAAATGCCTATTGTATCTGATGGTGAACAGGTTGCAACCTTGGCTGTAAGTCCTAAAGAATATGTGGTGGATGCATATACTATGGCAGCATTGGGTAATGGTAATCCAGATGAAGGCGCAAAGATTATGGATCAAACTATTAAAGGTATTCGTCAAAGAGCCTATGGTACAAAGAAACAACCTAACGAAATTAATGGAACTAAAGCTTTACAATCAGGCTTAACTAGTTTAGGATAAGGAACTAAAAGATGGCATCAACATTAGGTACAGGGTTTTTCCAACCACAAGCTCGTCCAGGTGGAGTAACTATTACTCAACAAACTCTGGCAGACGAGATTGCTCCATTCATGAAAGATTACCTTGAGCGTGAATCTGCTTTAGCTTCACTACGCTCAGAGGGTCTAAGAGATGAAGAGGGAGAATTAGTTCTTGACGATGCAGGTCAACCCATAGACCCAGGTGGTTACAAGGCTTATACAGGACAAACTATTGCAGAGTTTACTCCTGAACAACTTGCTGCTCAAAGTGGTCTTACGAGTCTTGCTGGATTTGAAACTACAATTGATCCTGTCACTGGAGAACGCACTATAGAAAGAACAGGGCCAGGACTTTCTGGTACTCGTTTTCAAGATGCTGAAGCTTTAATACGTGGACAAGGTGAAGAATTTACAGGTGATGTTGCTGAAAGATTTATGTCTCCTTTCCAACAAGCTGTTATAGACATAGAGAAAAGAGAGGCACAACAAAAGTTTGAGCAAGAAGTTCTTCCTAAACTACAAGCTGCTCAGATAGGAGCAGGATCGTTTGGTGGTAGTAGAGGAGCTATCTTAGAAGCAGAAGCTATGAGAGGTCAGCAACAACTTCTAGGAGATATTCAAGCCAAGGGATTGCAGTCAGCTTACAACACAGGATTAAAAGCTTTTGAACAACAGAAGGCTAGAGAACGTGGAGAAGCTACAGCCTTGATGGGACTATCTCCTGCTCAACTAGGTCAACAGACTAGAGAACTACAGGGTCTAGAAAAAGTAGGTGCTGTACAACAACAACAAACGCAATCTGCACTTGATGAACTATATAAAGAGTTTCTGGAAGAACAAGCATTTCCTGAACAGGTTCTTGACAGAATGCAAGGAGCAGCATTTGGCTTTCCCAATCTAAGACAAGAAGTAAAACAATCTCCTACTACCTTTGGACCTTCTCCATTCCAAAACTTAGCTACTAATGTAGGTGCTTTAGGAACAGGAGTGGGTAATCTATTTGGTCAGCTAGGTGGAAAGACTGCGAAGCGACATGGTGGTGTTGTTTCTCGTAGAGAAGGTGGACTTGTTCCTCTTATTCGTAGGCAAATAAGTGGACAAACTAGTGGAGAGCTAGGTGAAAATGAAGATGGGTTGACATACAATTCTTTTGGAAAAAGACTTACAAGGTTAAGCCCTGTAGGACAAGGACCAAAAAATATAGATGCTCTTATGTCTCGTCGTAGACGATCTAGAGCAGACGAAGATGCAGCTAGACGATCTTTATTAGAAAAACAACAGAGTATTATAGACAATAGAAGTCAACGTGCTGAAGCTGCTGCTCAAGCAAGATTAGATCGTGAAGGTAAAAGACGCGATCCTTTTGGTCTAGGATTTAATACTACTGCTTTGTTTAGAATGTTAAGTGCAGCAGGTAGAGGTGATCCAGAAAGACCACAGCTTGAGCAAATAGGAGTAGAAGGTCAAAAGATTGCAGCAGAACGTATGGCAACTGATGAGAAGTTTGCATCTGAAGCTGCTCTTAGACAAGAAGCTTTACAATCTGCACAAGAAGATTTTGAATTAACATCTGATAGAGAAAGTATGTTATCTAAAGCCGCACGATCTAAAGAAGATACAGCTTTGCAGTTAGAACTAGAAAAACTAGACATACAACGTGCTGAATCTGAAGCTAGGAGACAAGCTGCTTTAAAAGATAAGACAAAATATATATCTGCTAGTGAGTTTACTGCTTTAAGAAAAGAAATAGGACAGATGGAAGGTTTAGGTTGGGATGAAGAAAACCAAACTCTTGTACTTCAAGGTGGTGCTTCATTAGATTCTAAAAAAGGTTTTGAACTATCAGTTAAACTATTAGATAGTTTAAAAGGATTTAAAAATAAAAATTCTGATGATTTTCAAGATAGTTTATTAATAACATTAAAATCTAAAGCTGAAAATTTAATGGCTAACTATAACATAGGAAATCAAAAACAAGAACTTACTGATCAAAATTTAAATGATTTAGCTAAACTATCTCCACAAGAGCAAAAAGAAAAGCTTAAAATAATAGTAGAGTCAGGAGATAATAGCAATTTATCTATGGAAGATATACCTACAATCATGCGTATTATAAAAATTAGAAGTGCTAAATAATCATGTCTGATTCTTTTTCTGAAATAATTAAAGGAGGAGTAAATAGGTCTTCTTTAAAACCTATTGCTCAACCATCTTCTTTTGATAGTATTATTAAAGGAAATAAAAAGGATACCTCTCCTATACCAGATGCTAAGACAACTAGTGCTAAAAATTTATTGCAACAGCAGCAAGCTATTGAACCAGAAGAAGATGATCGTTCTGTTAATGATTTAATTAAAGACCCTAAGTGGATTTCATCAGGTATGAAAATCTATGAGTATGAAGAAGGTAAACCTTTTAATGCTGCTGAAGCTGGTTATGATAGTCCAGGTGATTGGCTTGCAGATCGACATTCATCTTTAAACTGGAACCTAACTGACTTAGGATTTACTGCTGCTAAAACTGCATTAAACATAGATGAGATGCCTGATGATGTTAAAGAAGCATGGGTAAAATCTTTACAAGACTTTACTACAGTCGACACAGATTTAAAATCTACTATGCGAGCATTTAAAAATACAGGTGCTGATCCTTTAACATGGGGTTCAATCATAGCAGGGTTTGGTGTTGGAGGTTTAGCTAAACTTATAGGAGGACGAGCAGCTACAACAGCAGCTAAGTTTGAGCTTAAACAACAGCTTATAGCAGAGCTAGCTAAACGTGG